AATTGTATTAGAAGCTCTGGTTGTAGAATCTAAAGCTACTCGACCTAATTCTGTCCCCAAAGCCGTCTGAGAAGTAGTAGCAGTAGTTGAAGAAGACCCTACTGCCATATGACTCATGACTGCTAAAGCATTGCCAACTAAGCGCGATGCAATAACATCTTTACCTACAGCAACTACCAGGTTATTAACTTTTCTGTAGTCTTTTTGCTTTCCGGTTTCGTCTAAAAGAATAACTTCTAAGTTACCCTTGACATTTACTGATTCTGTGAACATGTTTTATTCCTCTAAGAAGTTTTATGTTATATTTATACAAAATATCTTGTATGCTAGCTAATTGCAATTACTTCCTCACCTACATAATATTCAAGGAAGTATCCTAATGGTCCAGTTGCATCGGTATAATTCAATAAAATACCGTTTCCTGATTCGGTAAAGCCACCAGTATTATCTGCAATAATTTTATTAAATACGTCGGTTAGACTTTCCGTTACGTTTACTGTACCGCCGTCTAATAAACCACCAGCAGAATATACGCCCCCTTCAGCTACCTCTATACCAGTATAGTCGAACGGGTCTACGTAGTCACTATTAAAATATCTATCCGTGTCAGTAATAAGGTAAGGTCCCCAAAGAACTACAGTCCTATTTAATGTATAAAATGTACCATTATCTGTTAGCGTTATATTATCGTCAGAGAGGGCTTTAGTTGTTGTAATTGGAGTAATATCAGTAAGCGTGATAGAATCCGGAGGATCTATAGGCTTATACATTACAAAAGTTTCGTTTTCAATTATAGTTGTATTATCTGCATCAGCTATTTTACTTACAAATTTAGTAACGGTTTCTAAAGTCGTAAATACGCTGTTAAGTTCTGCAAATACATTTTGTCTAGTAACTACATTAACGTTTGCAGCTAAATCAGCAGTTGATGTTAATACTCTATTAACAAATAAATTTGTACCAGCTTGGTGTACTAATTTTTTAACTAAATCGTAAAATACTGTAATATCAAGTTCGGAAAGTATTTGATATGCAAATGGCTGATAAAGTTTACTATCTTGAATCTTTACATCTGGTTCAGATAAGAACCCGGCAGTTGAAGTATACTCACCTGGGTATCTTGCTACAGCTCCAATATTAAAAGTAAGTATTGCGTCGTTAGGGTCCTCGTCGTTACTCGTATCTATTGGTGTTACTAATTGAGATGTTGTACTACTGTTTACTGGTTTTGTACCTGTATAAGAAAAAGGATCTACATAATCTGTAAGAAAATATCTATCTGCATCAATAATAGAATGAGTTTTTAATAATTGAAAAGTTTCTGAAAAACCACCACTGGTTGTAGTTAATCTAGTGGCACGACCAGTTATACCTCCTTGACTTGTCAAAATTATAGATAAGTCTTCTGTAAAGCCATAGCCATAGCTTAAAATTTTTAGTTTCAGAATAGCTCCCGTAGAAGACACTCTTATAATCCTAACTAGAGTATCTATACCCCCGGCAATCGTTACGTTAAATACCTGGCCAGCCCTAAAACCTAAACCACCAGTAGTAATACTGACAGAATCTAATGTAGGTTTAATTATACCAGTAAATATTACCCCAGAGGCACTACTAACAGCTACAGTGTCATTAATTTCAAAAGGAACATCGTACGTACTGTAAAAGAATATTTCAAATAAATCAGTAGTAAGATTTTTAACTCTTAAGACTTCTGCCGTATACTTAATATTGTTTTTTGTAATTGTGATAAACCTATCAACAATATCAGCTGTACTACCGGAGGTTTTTAATACACGAATGGACGAACGAAGATTCCACCTACCATCTGAAGGTCTTAAAACAAACTCATAAGGGTGTCTTGTCGAAGCGGTTGTATCGTATAAAACTTTAAACAACGTCTCAATGGACATTGCGCTACCCTTGGCAGCATAGAGACCTTTAATACGCTTAATTAAAAGTGACTTATCTACCAGTAGACTCACTGGTAGGTCTTTTGCGTAGTTAGCTAAAAAGTAATTAACAAAAGCGTCTGTAGTCTGATCAATGTCGCTATACTGACGAGCATTCTGAACAAGTTCTAGCGCTCCCTGATCTTGTTCCAAGAATTGATAGTAATATTCTAAGAACGCAACAAAGGTTGTATAATCAGACCTGATAAATTCCGGAAGCTGACTATTTACAAGCTGCGATACTTTGTCTTTAATTCTTGTTGTTGACATTTTATACTAATGCTGTAACTGTCACAGTTGTACCAGCAACTAAGCCACCGGTTTTATTGACAGTTGTATCGTCTTGTACAAGAATCTCACTTCTTGAAACTAATAAGTTATAATTAACTTCTTGTATGCTTCCGGTAATACGGATATCTGTTACCCCAGCCGGAATACCTGTAGGAGTAATGTTGGTTAGGTTAATTACACCAGTACCATAATTTACTGTACCTACGTTAGTTATTATAACTGAATCATTAACTATATTTACCAATCTTAATGTACCTGTACCCGTATCGCTTGCTGGGGAGGTATCAGGTAAGTCTGTAATTTTAGCTAGGAATGTTATTCCGTTTATAGCAATATAGAAGTAACTAGATATAATTGAACCAGGTTTTAATGGATTTCTAAATTTAAGAGCCGTATCCCCGGTATACAAATTAGTTGTATTAAGTGTAGGTATAATTCTTCTTTGTAATTTTAAATTTACTAGTGCGCTTGTAATAGAGGAATTTTTAGCTAAAATTGCATTTGTTAATGCTGAATGAATATAGCTTTTGTTAAACTTTTGTAAGCTGGTAGAAAAATAGTCTGTAATAGCTGTATTAACTTGGGTTTTAATTTGTTCTGAAGACAGCGTTGTAATTGAGGAATTATAAACAATATCCGCTGTAAGATTAACATAAAAATATGTTGGATCTACAAATACGGGGTTGACGGTAATACCTTGTTTAGACTTAAGAATATAATTCTTGATTGACTCTTTCGTAGCATCAGAAATAGTATAACCAGAATATGGCTTTAACGAAATTATTACTCTACCGTAATAAGGAGGATCATTATCTTCACCGCCCCATACAGACACCGATTCCGCACCTGCATAATTTGCAAGTATCAGAGCCTCATAATCGGTTGCTGTTACCGCTCTATTCTTAGATGCATTTACCCGGGGGGCATTAAACTTAATAGATGTAATACTTTCCGAGTTTGCGCCACCGGTAGAGTTACTGTTAACAGTGATAGCAATTGAGCTTGAACCACCAATGGTAGTACCGGCAGTAAAAGATTGTGAAACAGTACTAGATACATTAACTGCTGAACCTGTTGCAACCAAGTATTGAATAGTAATAATATTGCCTGCTACTGGGCTCTTACCAATTATACCATCACCAAAATAAATTTGATATTTACCTTGTGGATTTTGTTCAAGATAATATACTGTAGATGTACTTCCTATACCGGTAATATCGGTCGATAGAGTATAGGTGCTTGTAGTTGTATCTGAAGAAGATGTTTGAATACTGACTTTAATGGTGGTAGTATCAACTGCCTCGTTTGGAATTTCATACTTTGCAGCCGGGGTAGTATCAGATACAACATAACTATAATTTAACAAAGTACCTTCTGTAACATCTACATCTGCAAACGTATACGTGGAACCTACTCTTTGAGCAGTCTTAGCGTCTGTAGTTAGAAACGTATATGGTACCCCGTCAACAGTAGAGGTAAAAGGTGTGTACCGATCCATTGTCAAAGATGCAGGTAAATTAGATGGATTGGTAACTACAATATCTAAATTAGCAACTGCGCCTCTTGCTGATACCGGCGTATAACCTAGGTGCTTGGCAATAGAAACTGCAGAAGATCTCTTGACTGCAGAATCCAAAAACATCTCATTTACTACCATGTTAGCAAGGTAGGCATTGTAATGGGTGTTGTAGGCAAGAACGTCTAAAAGAGTAGATAGACCGGAGCCCTCAAAATCGTAATCGGTAAATTCGGTTTGAGCGTTTAAAAACGTTTTTAAGTTGGTCTTGATCTGATCAAAGTCAAGTTCGGCAATTCTTAAGTTAGACATTATCTTACTCTTGTTATTAGTGTTGTTAAAGTAATAGGTCTATCGGAGTTATTAAGTCTGAAAATTATGTCGCAAACAATTTCATTGTTATCTGCCTTCTCACGTAATACAACCTCTAATACCGTTGCTCTTGGCTCAAACTTATTAATAGTATCAAAAATAGTCTTTTTCATAACCTGTGCAGTTACAGGATTAAAGTTCTCAAATAAAAGACCGTGTATCTGACAGCCAATTTCTGGATGAAAGGGACGCTCATAATTCCTCGTAGATATTAAATTTCTAAGAGATTGTTTAACAGCTTCCTCATCGTTCTTTCTCGTCACATCACCTGTTACGGGATGAGAAGAAAAAAGGAGATTAAAATCTGAATATTGTCTGGTATTTCGTGTAGCCATGTTTATATTTATATTAGCCAGCGAACACGTCTGAGCTTCCTTCTCGGATACTATCGTTTCTTGTGTCTCTATCGCCTATTCTACAAACCCCTATACCATTAGCAAAGACCGTTGAGCTTCCCCCTACCATTGTATCATTTCTTGTATCTATATCTCCAATACGTACCACTCCTATACCGTTTACAAAAACGGTTGAGCTTCCATTATTTTTAGTATCGTTTCTGGTGTCTTTATCACCAATTCGAGCAATACCAGCCATTATGCTAATTGTGTTAGACCTTGGGAATGGGTCTTATGATTGAAGAATGTTAATACCTGACTTCTATTCTTAACAGAATAGGATACATGAATCCATGGGTTATTAGCATAGCTACAATACTCTAATATCATCTGATCGTATTTAAGAACTTTTGCAAGCTTTGTGGCTATTTCAAAATATTCCTTCTTTGTAATACCTTTAAATTGTATATCTACACCTTGACCCAGAGGGTGCTGAGAGGTCTTAGCATTAGATGCATTTCCTGGATCTCTAAATGCAGACGTTACAAACATATTAGGATATATCTTCTTCACTGGTTCAAGCACGTTGAGTGCTATAGCCTGTAGATTAAATATAATCTCCCCGTAAGTAGCTTTCTCATGCCCCCGGACAGGATCCCGGGTTACTGCTGCTTTACTTGATAACATCTCGACTGTAAAATTAGGCGAAAGATTATAATTACCTGGCAATTGAGTTACAGTTTTTAACTTAACATCTGGTTCGACAAAGTTCTGCTGTTCAGATTCAACTGTTGCACTATCTACTGCGGTTGGCGGTTCTGATAGATCTGCAGCATTTGCAAAACCTTCACTTATAATTAAATTCTTTTGACTATTAGAGTCTTCTGGTGACTGGGTTTCTTCTTCTAATGCAATAGAACGACTATCGGCTAAAGAAAGAACCAGAGGATCATTTTTATCATTATCTGAAATATCTTTTCTTCCAGCTATAACTCCTATATTAGATGACCCTGCTATTACGCTTTCTTGAGATTCAGAAGCAGGTCCTGCATTACCAGAATTATTATGTACTTGACTACCATCAAGATTAATATTATTGCTTGCTAATAAATCTATTTTGTCTCCAGAATCTATATTGGTATTACTGCCCGATTTAAGATTAATTGCTCCTTTAGCATGAGTATAAATGGTATCCGAAACAAAGTCAAACAAATTAGTAGCTTGTACCTTTATATCAGCATTACTACGCATATGCATATTTTCTTTTGAATGCATATTTAATGTAGTAGCTTTTTGATTCATAGTATAGTATGCTTCAATATTTACATTACCACTTGCGATATTAAATTCTTCTACAGCTGAAAGGTTAAACGTACCTCCCGCCTGAGCGGTAATGTCGTTATGACACGTTAAGTTTACATCTCCTTCAACCTCGATGTTTGCATCATTACCAACAAAAATATTACAAGCACCGTTAACAGAAATGTCTGCACGACCTGCGATAGATATTTTTCCGTTACGATCAATAATTTCATATGAGGATCCCTTTGTTCTTTTAACCATTGAGCCATTAGCATCAATTTCAATATACGTGCCTGATCTGTGATAGATGTGAAGACGCTCTGAACCCGGAGTATCATCTACTTCAATAATATGACCAGATTCAGTTTGCGTTACTTTATTGTAAGGGTATGCGCCACGGAAAGCTGACTCTGGTTCATCCCAGGCCTCACCGCCGGGTAACTTAGCACCCTTCATTCTGTTACTATTTTTTTCTTGAACTATTGTACCCCTGCTATCACCCTGTGCAAGTTTATTTGTTTCAGAAATACCTGCATACTCTTTTGTAGGGTAGTTAGCATTAGGGTCAGTAAAACCCTTATCCAATACTTCTAGCTTTTCTTTATTTTCAGTTGAATTAATATCGAAACGTTTAGCTTCTTCTAAGGCAGAGGTAGCTGCGCTAGAAACAAAAAGCTCATCCGTCTTGAATAAAGCTTCTTCAGGAGGTAAAGTACTGTAAAGAGTCTCAATATTATTAGTAGTAGTTTTAGGTTTTTGACCTCTACCAAATATAGAATCTGCAAACCCACTGACTGCAGTTGTAATAGTTTTACCAACTGCAGGCGTTATACCCTGTACCAGACTGGCTGCTAAGGCATCAAAATTAATAATACCTAACTTGTCAGTTGGTAAAGACAGTCTTAACTGGGACTGTAATTTAGTTACAATCTTGTCTGTTGTTTGTGCAAGCAATTGCTGTTGTATAATACCATCGATATTATTACTGATAGTAGTAGGGCTGTTATTACTATTAGTAATATCAACAGGATTAATAGGCCCTATAATATTCTTAGGTATATCAGTTAACTGTTTATTAGATGCCTGAGTAACTTGCTTGACAATATCGACAGCCCCAACTTCTGCAACCCTTGAGATTACAGCTCTCAGGATTGGGTTAGGTATATTAAGGTTGAGTGCAATGATCTTGTTAAAGATATTGTTCTCAAGTACCCCTTGAATTTGTTTTGTAATTAACGGATCCATTATTTAATTAAATTTAGTAATGCTTGTTTTTCGGATTGATACCGAGATTTAACGCCGGCTTGAATAGATGCTGAACTAGACTTAAACAAGGTAGTAACGTTATTGATTTTCCATTCACTAACTAAGGTTACAATATCTTTATCTGTCAAGGTACTTTTATCTCTCAGCGGCTCTGTAAACGCTCTTGTATTTGCAGGACCAAATTGTACTGCTCCCGACCAAATTAGATCTTGTACTGCTGGCCCGTACTTGGTCATGTCTAGACCTTGACGCTGTAAGTTGGCTATTGCAACATCGTAGTATTTTTCCTGAATATAATCGTGTTGTTCTTTTTTAAAGTCGGCAGCATTAGTAGTTGCGATCTCTTTCCATTTAGCATCGAAGGCAGCGGTAGCAGGCTCTAACCCTGTAAACTTATCTTTAAACTTAGAGTTGTTTAAAAACTGTATAACAGGAGAGTTTTTTGCTGATGGTCTTGCCTTGCCTGTTGACATAACTGCTGGTAAAAAAGATGCAAGTTGATAGGTACCGTAAGATGCACCACCTAGATCGCCACCTGCGCCTCCATTGTACGCATTAATCGTACCTGGACCCTTGCCACCGGATTCATATTTTTCAGATGTTTGACCAAGCTCCCAACCTTCAACAGTTGGTGTACCGACCTTAACTGGCTCACCTTGACCGTCAACAACTACATTACCTGAACCGTCTTTAAGTACACCATCACTTGGATTAGATACTTGAGGTTTTTCTTCTTGTACCTTAAATGCTTTCTTAGCTGCCTTGGTAGCAATAGTACCAAAGATGGCAGGTTGCTGCATGTCCTCACCATCAAGAAAGAAACCAATAACCCAGGTACCTTCAACAGGGCCTAGAGGCGAAGAACCAATACCTGAAATTGCTGCTGAGGTAATTGGTTGTATAGGTGTTGCCCATGGCAGATCTTTTGTAGGTAATATTTCCTTACTATCGGTATGATACCCGTAAATACGTACCCTACATCTTCCCATTTTTTCAGGGTCCATGCGATCTTCTACCACCCCAATCCACCAATTAAAACCATCTCTGTTAAAAATTTTCTGCATAATTAAGCCTTAGTATCACTTTCTTTATCTACATATAAAGAATCTTTAATAACTTCCATTATCATTTCATGCTCCATCTTTGTTACTCGATGATGAATAGCTGATATGAGAT